GTCCTCCAATTTGTGGATCACCTGAACCCATGATTTGTAATATGATGTGCAACATTGGTTATCAATGTCCTCATGGTCTTTGGTGGGACGGTTCTACAGGTAATTGTGTTATTTCCGAAGAATGTTCTGTAAGTTTACCACCAGATATAGCTATCGGAAGACCTTTCATAAAAAATAATAATAATATAATATCTGATATTGTTTATGATAAGAATGATTGGAATGAAGTATTTTAATATGAACCATCGCTTTCAACCAAAGACGATATAAGGACAACAACCAAACTAACAATCGAACAAACACAGATGCAAGATACAACAGATACACTTTCATTAAAGAATAATATACATCTTCATTTTAATATTAATGTCAGGATAAATTTTAACCATAATTTTTTTTGTTTTAATGAATAAATCAAATTTAAATATAAAAATCTTTTTACACCTTTGAACATTTAAACGCCGACTTTTGCTAAAATGTTATTTAGATTATTTTTTTAACAAAAAAAGTTAAAAATTGTTAAAATAAAATTGATTTAAAAATATAATATATATATATTATAAAGTATGTCTAAATATTCTTGCGAAAGATGTGGAAAAGAATTTTCTCAAAAATCTCATTATGATTCTCATAAAAGGAGGAAAAAACCTTGTGAAAATTATTCAAATAAAATTCAATCAATGGTAGATAAAAAAGTAAAAGAGACTATTAATGATTTAAATTTTAAAAATTTGAAAAATTTGATTTTAAAAAATGAAGAAACAATTAATCAAACATATAACATGAACACGTTCAAAGACCTTTATGAGTTTCTTCAATTGTATGAAGAAAATAATATTATAACGTGGTTAAAAGAACCGTGGGTTGGTAAAGATAAACAAGAATCTCTATTAAGATTATTCGCTGGACTTGGATTAATAGACAAAATAAAGTCATACGATATTTGTAAAGGTAATTACAATGAAAAAACTATAACAAAAAATACTACAATAAAAGATGTATTTTACAATCAAGAAGATAACCTTATCAATTTAAAAGATAAAGGAGATTCATCTGATCTAACTGGTATTTGTAAAGAAAATGAAAAACATTTATTAGTTACAACATCAAAAAATTTAAATAAAACACAAGTTGGAAAGTTGGATATAGATAAAATATTAACCAATTTTAAACAGTATCAAGATGAAGAATATACTATGTCTTTATGCTTATGTGTTAGAGATATAATTGATTTTGAAACTATGAAAAATAATGTAGAAAAAACAAACCATCAATTAAAATCATTGTTAGAAAAAGAAGATACTATTATAATTGACTGGAATGACTTAAACCAAGCATACCATCAATTAAAAATATTCTATAGAGAAACTCCTATTGATAATATTATTAATTCAAATAAAACTACATTATGTTTAAAAATGCATCAACATCTTGGTGTCTTGAAAACACTTAGAATGAAAAATAATGAAAAGAAAAAAATTCTGTGGGGTCATATTCAAAGAAGTGGGAAAAGTTATATTATTGGAGGTTGTATCATTGAGGATAGTATAGATAAAGAAGAATGTAATTATTTAGTAATTACAACAGCACCAAATGAAACAATAGAACAACAAAGAAAAGTATTTGATTGTATTCAATTAACAGACTTTAATATTATCGTATTAAATGGAAAAAATAAAAAACCTGATTTAACCAAAAAAAATATTATTATTTGTTCTAAACAATTCTTACAGACTAAAATTGATAAAGGACATGATAAAACTAAACATAGTGAGGAAAAAACAAAAAGTATTGCTTGGTTAAAGAAAATGTCTTTTGATATGAGATTCATTGATGAAAGTCATAATGGAGGAACAACAGAATTAGCAAAGAAAACATTAGAATTTTATGGAAAACAAGCATTCACAGTTCAAATTACAGCAACATATTCTAAACCAATAAATGATTATAATATTCCAAAGGATTGTTGGATTTTATGGGATTTAGAAGATATAAAACTTTGTAAAAATATTACAAATGAAGGTAGCATAATTAGATTAGTAGAAAAACATGGTGTTTGTATTCAAAATATCATTTCAAAATATTCCCAAGATAGTATAATTAGTGAATATTCAAAATATCCAGAATTGTGGTTATTAACAGATGAAATTAATCCAGATGTTGTATCTGAAATAATAAATGATACACAAGATAATAATTATGGATGGTCACCTGATGCTTGTTTCCTTCTTAAACAAGCTATAAAAAAAGACAAAGAAACACATAAATCTAAACTAGTAATAAAGGAAGAGTTTCAGAATGAAGGAGAAAATTTAAAATTATGGTATAGAGTTTTTGGAAAAAAAAATAAATTTGGAATTCCTGATAAAGATTATCCAGATGATATTGTATTTATGAAGAGGATTGAAAAAATATGTAAAGACCCAACAATAGATTCACGATTTATTGGAGAAGGAGATTTTCATAATGATCCTATGATTATTATGGCATTCTTACCTCAAAATAATATTGATAAAATTTCAAAAGCAACAATAAAACTTTTGGAAAGAAATAATGTTATTCCAGATTATGAAATAATTAGTATTAATAGTAAAACAACTAATAATCCTAAAAAATCTATTGAAGATGCACGTATCAAAGCAAGAAATAGTGGAAAAAAAGGAGTCTTGGTATTAAGTGGAAAACAATGTAGTCTTGGAGTATCAATTGATAATTGTGACATTGTATTATTATTAAATAATAGCATGGGGTTTGATATGATTTATCAGATGATGTTTCGTTGTATGACAGAAGGGAAAAATAAAAAATGTGGTTTTGTGGTAGATTTAAATATTCATAGAGTAATTGAAACTTCTGTAATCAATTATGCTTCATTGATAAAACCAGATATTCATCCAAGAGACGCTGCAAAATTCATTCTACAAGAAAGACTTATCAATTTAAATGGTGATCATTGGATGCCTTCTTTCGGAAATGATGTTTCTAAAATTACTGCTTTATGTGAAAATGTATATGAATTATATTCGTCTAATACAGAAAATGCACTTAATCATTTCCTAAATCGTCTTCGTTTTAAGGAAATATTACTTACAAAAGAAGAACAACAAATATTTAATGCTATGTTTAGCAATACAACACCTACAAAAAAACAAAAAGAATTAATAGATAAGCTTTTGGAAGAAGATGAGGAAGAAGACAAAATTAAAAAGGGTATTGAAAAAACAAAAGTTGATAATGAAGACATAGATACATCATCAGAAACAAGTAATGAATATGAAAAAGAAGAAAAAAAAATAAACTATATGGATATTCTAAAACATATTATTCCTCTTATATGTCTATTAACAATTCATGATAAAGAAACATCGTTTGTAGAAATGTTTGAATTAATTGAAAAGAATGAATATGTGTATAATATCCTAATTGACCAAACTAAAAGTTGGTGGGGTAAATCAATTGATTCAAAAATAATAAAAAAATTTATAAATGTGTATATGAAGTATATGAAAGATGACAAAGAAACTAATCAGATTATTAGAACCGTCAAAGAACTATTTATGAAAAATATTAAAAATAATAGAGAATTATCTAATTTGATTGACAAGTATTTAATTCCACAAGAACTTGAAAAGAAAAGTAATGCTGAAGTTTCTACACCATTTAAGTTGAGACAAGAGATGTTGGATAAAATACCTGTTGAATTCTGGACATCAATAAATAAAGTGTTTGAACCTTGTGCTGGTAAAGGGGGTTTTATTGTAGATATAATTGATAGATTTATGAATGGTCTTGAAGAAGCTATTCCTGATGAAAAAGAAAGATATAGAACAATAGTAGAAGAGTGCTTGTATTTTAGTGATATTAATTCTACAAACATATTTATCTGTAATTTATTGATAGATCCATATAATGAGTATAAATTGAATTATAATGAAGGAAATACATTAGAATTAAATATTAAAGAAAAATGGAATATTGATACATTTGATGCTATTATAGGGAACCCCCCTTATAATAAGGGAAAGAATGCCAACTTTTATGTTAATTTTATGGAATTCTCATTAAATAATCTTAAAGATAATGGATATAATTTATTTGTAATCCCTAATCGTTTCTTAATTCCTAAACATCAAGCTAATAAAATAATATCTAAATTTCAAGTTAATTATATATGTCATACTGTTAAGGATTTTAATGTATCAACTGATATTGGATATTATTTAGCAACTAAAACAGATAAAATAAATAATACACAAATTAGTTGTTTATTTGATAATTCTATTGTTGAAAACATTAATTTAGATATACCAACACCAACCACAAATAATTCTTTAGAATATAAGAAATTATCTGATAAAATTTTATTGAAAGAACCTAAAATTAAATTTATTAAAGATAAGAAAGAAAATTTAGATGATAATCACATATTTATTCCAAGGCATTGGACGCGATATTCTAGTCTTAAAGCGAAAGGCGGAAAACATGTGTTTAATATCGTAGATGAATTTGGTGATGATGGTAGATATGTAAAGATAACGCTTGAAAATAAGGAAAATATTAAATGGTATTTAAATAGATCTAAAATAATCAGATTTATAACAAATAATTATGCATCAACTGTATTTATTCCTCCATTTATATGGGAAAATATACCATTAATAGATTTTAATACGATTTATAATGATAGTAAATTATATGAGTTATTTGATTTATCTGAAAGTCAAATACAATTAATAGAAAGTATTGTAGATTAAATTTAAGGAAACGTAAAATAAATTCAATAGCAAAATCTTTATTTATACCGAAAATAAGTCATTATACATAAAAATCCTTGAAGATAAAGTTAGATATTTAACGCATGAAAATATAACTCTTAGAAATAGAATTGAATTAAATAATACTGTAGAAAAAATTTATGAAAATTTGCCTTCCTTAAAAGAAATAGGTGACTCTTTACAGAATATAACTCAAAATGTTAAAAGATAAAATTAATAAAAATTTGATAATCTATTTTAAAGATTTGATTATTTTTTTATAAAGAGTATGGAAATAAATACATTTAATGAAAAATTTAATGAATTATGGAAACAATTATCGATAGCAGAAGAAAATACAGAAATAAAAAATCAAATAGGTGATTTAATTAATTTAGCCAAAGAAAAAGATA